CTGCTTGGCCGCGGAGCGGTCAAACATGTTGCCAGGTGCATCTCGCCACACCCTCTCAAAGGATGTCAGATGGCTAGTCTGACCGTAGAGGAGTGTCGCTAGCGCGCGTAGATGGAATGGGGGCACCGACGAAGTAGACGGAGGCCCGGCCAAGCCGGCCCCGCCTAACTCGCGAGGGAGGTAGGGAGGCACGCCCAAGGCCCTGAACTCGCCTGGCAGGCGAGGTCTTAGGGTCCGGGCGACCGCGTGCACCATACGGGGGCGGAAGTGTCTGAGATAGTCTGTCTCGGCCACGCCCGCCAGCCACCAGTCCGGAGCCTCACTGGGTCCGTGACCGAATGGCGCGTCGCCCACCACAAGCCCTTTGAGAGGCATAGAGTGGTGAGCGCGAGTCCGTGTGATGCGAAGAACCCTTACGGTGTTAACCGGGATCTTCTTGCGGCATTTCTGCCCTCCTCGTCCACGAGACACAATACGGTAGATGGGGACTAAACCATCCAACTGTGTCTCCGAGGTGCCCGCGAAGTCCCAAAGGACTTCGAGGAAAACGCCCCTGTTCCGGGAACGGAAGTGTTTCCCCTTCGAGAACCGGGCGCCGGTACGAATCATCGCTGATTCGTAGGCGTCCAGGGCTCGAGGGGCCGCGACCCCAAGCAGATCATCGCCGCAAATGCGAGCGACTGGCTGCGTCGCGGGCAGACATCTGTCCACCATGGAGGCCTGCTTCCAGGCCCACCCATGGTAGATGCAGAGCAGGGACCAGGTCGTCGGGAGCCCCATAAGGATCCCGCGCTTGGTACGAGCTGTGGTGCCGTCAGGCCACGTCACCTCGACGGGCCCCGTCCCAAGACGGAGGCCGTGGAGTTCGGCTGGCAGGAACCGGCCCGAATCCTCAAGCCCGTCGACGATCGCTCGCGCGACGTCGAGAGGAATGAGGTCGGAAGCCGATTTCAAGTCAGCCGACAAGACGTGTCCTACAGCGCCAACAAAGTCTGCACCCACTTTCCGAGGCTCGCCATCGTGAACATGCTTGGTCAGAGGCCACTTACGTAGCCCGAGAGCAAGACGTCGACGGGCGAGGTGCCCAAGGACCAACGCGTACCGCTGCATGGCGGTCACGATACGGACCTTGTGGCCTCGCTCCTCGATGGTGACCACCCTACCTTTGGGATAGGGGGGCCACTGTTCAGTCATGGCGGAGCCGACTAGGTGGAGCTCCTTGAGGATCATATGCCAGTTCTCCGGCATCTCGTCAGGAGGCTCCAGATAGTCGACCTCGAAAGCCAAGGACTCGGACACTGAGCGAGACAGGCCGCCCTCGGAGCGCGGACAGTCGTAAGTGGCGGAGGCCCCTGAGGGGACCCCGGCCACCGTCGACCACTCCACGTTCTTTGGGAGGTACTGCCTCGCCCAGGACATCGCAAAGGACCTCAACGACTTGAGGTCTTCGTCCGCAGTCACGTGTTCAGAGAGGAGAGCTTCTTTGTGGGAACAAAGACTCTCTTCGACGTGACGGCGGCTCCCCACAGGAAGGGCCCGGCCGAGCATGCTCAGCTGGGCCCAAGTATTGTGGGAGCGACGGAGGCCAGGAGGACAGGAGCGGAGTGCCCAGTGGTCCGGAGGTGTTGAACACACCCACGCACCACGGCAAGCGGTAGCGAGATTCTTCATCTCAGCTATCGCACACTCTACCCCTCTGGTCCCAGCGATCTTACCGAGCCGATTCCGAACGTGAAGGTGCCAAGCCTTCACGTCAGGCCTAATACTCTTAGAAGACAGAGGTTTGGAGATTACGGCAGCAACGGATGCGTCCCAGACACGATAAAGTGCCTGGAGACGGAGCTCGCGCCTTCCGGTCTCCTCTTTCTGACTCCTACCCTTAGAACCACCCATCAATGTGCCAGTACCGGACAACCCGGGAACTGTAGCACCTTCGACAAGCAGCTCTGCCACCAACGGCTCCACCTCCGACTCGTCGTCGTGAGTGGGGAAGCCGTGGGGGGCGTGTAATGCAGCCTCGAAGATTTCGCCATCGATGAATTCGGCCAAGAATTCATCATCGACTAATGTAGGAAACTGCAT